GACGCTTTCGGCTTTGCGAGCAGCTGCGCGCGCAGCTGCGCCATCACGCCCGCTTCGATCTCGAGCGCTTCTGACTCGAGAATGAATCCCGTGGTGGAGCTCACGAGCACGGGCCGATTGAGGCGCCGGATGAAGTACGAGCGCAGCGTCTCCATGGCCAAGTTCATGACGCGGCGATGCGGCATGAGTTGAAAGTCGGAACCGTTCGGAGAGAACAGCCGCGGGCGGTTCACATAGACGCCCTCGCCGTCCCAAGTGCGCAGCGTGCCGAAGCGGAGATCATCGAGCCCGGGGTTCAGCGATTCATCGTGCTCATCGGGATTGCCGTTGACGTCGCGGATCGAAACGCCTTCGAGCGTGCCGAGGTTGACGTCCGCGATATCGATCTCCTGCGAAACGAATGCTTCGCGCGCAGCGGTGGAGAACGACACTGGGCGGCGGAACTTGCGCCCACTAATGCTCGAGGTGAGCTTGCATGCGCCGGAATACAGCGAGCCGTACTTCGACGCCTTCGAAGCGAACGCTGTTTCGAGCGAAGCGAAGTACGCAGACTCAGTCTCGCCGACGTTTGGAACCCGCGTGTTGCCGACCCAGCCGCGATACTTGCCCGCGCTTGCCATGCCAGCGAACGCGAGATCGACTGCATCGAGAATGTCAGGATCGATCGCGGGCACAATCTGACAGAGCTCCCAAAGCACTTGCGTCGCTTTGAGCGCAGCGAGCGCGGGCGTCAGGTCCGCCGCGTTCGAGGAAGGCGCGAGCACGTTCAGCAGCGCGACATCGCCCGCGATGAGCGTGCCTGCGGCGAAGTGCAGCGTCATGCCGGTCGTGCCGATCGCGGCGGTGCTCGCAGTGCCTAGCGACTGCTCCGCGGAGAACGTGCGGCCTGCATCGAGCGAGTAGATGTATTTGATCCCGCTGGTCGCGATCGTGCCGCCCGTTTTGACTTTGAACACGATCTCGTAATCGTCGACCGGGGTGCCGCTCTGCGTGATGACGGACGTGCCTGTGACGCCATCGACATCGATCGGCTCGACAACCGCGAGCGCGCTCGCGTCGCTCTTCACGAATAGAACAGGGCGGCCGTAGAGACCCATGTAGTGCGCAGCGGATTCGATTGCGCCGCCGTCGCCGAAGTTCGCTTGAATGTCCTGGATGCGTCCGAACGTCGCGGGCACGTTCGGCGTACCCATCGACGTCGGGCCGACGATCGCGTGCAGTCGCCCAGCGCTGGGAGGCAAGACGCCGAGCGCGCCATCGAGCTCGGTGATGATTACACTCGGTTGTGTCATGTCTTCTTTCCTTGGTCAGATTGCAAACACTGCAGCGCGCTCTCAGGGCTCATCGGGATCAGGTGGAAGCTCTCCGGGCGGGATGCTCACGACTTCGGTATTGCCTTGCAGCTCGACCGGGATTTCAGCGCCAAGCGTTGTGCCGTCATCGATCGCGTCTTGCGCTGCGTCGATGATGCCGCTGTCGCCGTTGACGGCATCGAGCACGGGCGCCTGGATAGAGGACACAACGCGCAGCGTCGCGCCCCATCGACGTTCGAGCTTGTCTGTTAGCCACTGCACGTTCCGCACTTGGAACGTTCCGTGTGCTGCGAGATAGACAGCGCGATACCACTGGTCGTGGACGATGCGCGCGATGTGGTACTGCTTCTGCTCGTTCTCCGGGTCGCTCGGATCCTGACCCGTGATGTAGACAGTGAAGAACTCATCGAGCATCGCGAGCGCGCGCGGCACTTGACCGGGGTTGCGCGGTGGAAGGATGTTGCCGGCGCTCTGCGTCGGGTCTCCCGGCACCCACGCGATCCGCGTGTTGGTCGTCATGTGCTGCGCGGGCACGCGCCAGCCGAAGAGGTTCGGGACGGGCAGCCCATCGAGCGCGAAGCGCGCAGTGACGGCCGCGAACAGATACTCGAGTGCGAGGATCTGGCTCATCGCATCACCTCGAGAAACGTTTCATCGAGCGCGAGCTTGATCGCTGCAGCCATGCGCGGCGGCACGCCGTCAACGGGAAGGATCGTGCGCTTCTGACCGCCCTTCACGCGGCCCTTGTGATGGCGCGCTTCGACGCCGACCACGCGTGCGTAGATAACGGAGCCGACCGAAGCGACGCGCAGCGCTTGAGCTGCGTGCTGCAGCGGCTTCTTACCGTCCAGCGTGGGCTTCCACGGGTGGCCCTCGGAGCTCACGCCGCGCGCGATCGTTCCTTCGATGTCGCGGCGCACGACCTTCGCGACGCTCGGCGCAGCTTCCTTGCCGAGATCCGTGAGCGCATAGATCTTGTCGATCATGCCTTGCAGCTCCGCCATCGCGGCCGCGTTTTCCGGCGACGTAGTCATCGGAACGTGCCTTCCCCGGCGGAGTCTTCATCGTGGCCAATGTCCGCTTGGATGTCGTACCAAACGTAAGGCGACTGCTCGCTGTAGCTCTGCGGGAACGCGCGCACGATGCCGCTTGCATCTGTGTCCGCGCGCAGCGGCAGATCGAACAGTCCTTCGTTGCTGTTCGCTGCTTCTGTGAGCTCGCGCATCGCAGCATCGGCTGCAGCGCGGTAGTCGATCATCTGCTCATCGGTCGACACAACTCCGCGCTTACGCCAGCAGCGGAGCGTCACGAGGTCAGTGAGCCAGCGGGTGACTGCGATCGGATACGGCGCTTCGAACGGCGCGGCGTAACGCTTCGCGAGCCGCGAGTCGATGTACGCGGATGCCATCTCGAGCGCCTTGTCGACCCATCCCGTTTCACGCAGCTCGATCTCATCGACGAATGCCGAAGGCATGTCCGTCGTGAGCTTGAATGCGGCGAGATCGAGGTAAGCGGTCGTCATGGCGGAGCAGTCTTCGAACGAGCGTCGGCGCAAGCGCACGACGCCGCCCCTATGCGGCGTCGTGCTTCCGGATGCGTGTTGGAGTTGCGAGCGCGAGCGCGCTCAAGCGTTCAAGTCGCGGAGCACTTGAAGAGCAGATACGGGTGGCCGTTCATGATCGAGTTGCGGCCTTCAGTGAGCCACTGGTACTCGCGGATGCGCGCGAGCTGCCCGTCGTTCTGCGGGCCGTAGTACAGCACGGAGAACGGCTCTCGATTGATGTAGGCGAACGCGCCGAGTTCGTTGTTGGTGATCTCTTCCACTGCGAGGTAGTAGGTCGTGTCGCTGCCGCCGAACGCGCTCCCGAGCTCGGGCGCTTCGACGGGCTGCCCCAGGCCGAAGTTGCGCACGACTGCTTCGACGTCGCCGCTGCCGGCAGCGCCCGCAGCTGCGAGCTGCGCGATGAACTTCGCGTTTGTGATTTGCTGCGCGCGCGCCACGAGGGCGGGCGGGATGAGCATCGCTGCAACGCGAAGGAAGCGCGGATCCTCTCCGTTCGGCATCTTCAGTCCGCCGGAGATGTACGCGATCGCTTTCGCGACGTTCGCTACTGCAGCTTCCACGCTCACGCTCGAATCGATCGGAACTGCTCCGGGGTAGATGCCCGACGCAGCGCCCGTAAAGATGTTCGCGTAAACGCCAGCGTTGACGTTGAAGGGATTGACCTTGTGCGACGCGTTGAAGAACGAAAGCCCGTCGTAGGTGTTCGCGTTCGCGAGCAGCGCTTGAGCCGTCATCTTCTGCGGCCAGTAAGCAGCATACGCGCCCATCTGGCGCGACCAGTGCGTGGCGAAGTCGATGCCGTTGCCATCGACGTCTTCGAGCTGCTCTTTCTTGATCTTCAGACCAGCGGCTGCGTTCTCATGCTCGACCTCGGTGGTCTGAGACACGATGTCTTCGAACTCAACGTTACCGCCGCGTCCGGTCTTCTGGATGCGCGCGGTGTCGAGCAGCCACGTAACGCGCTCTTTCTTCGCTCCGGACGTCGGGCCTGTTTTGCAGACCGTTTGCCACCAGAGCCTGCTTGTGAGTCGTTCGTATTCGCGCGCGGTGATCGTGCGCATATTCGACTCGAGATCCCAAAGGAATGACGGGGTGAGCGTTGCCATCTGTGTTGTGTCCTTCCGGTTGTGTCAGACGCGCGCGCTCTCAAGCCGCCGTGTCGTACGCGAAGTAAACCAAGACGCCCTTGGCGGCCTGCACGTCGAAGACCATCCCGGCCTTGGTGGTGACTGCACCGTCCATCGTCACGGTGTGGTTGTCCTTCATGTTGCAGATCTTCCCGCGGTCGGTGATCGCAACTGGCGTGCCTGTGTCGTTGTCCAACCACTGCAGCTGGATCTCGCGCCACATCTTCACTTGCACCTTGATGATGCCGTCCGCGATCTTCGACTCGTGCCAGTAGCCGATCTGCACGGCGCCCGGCGCGTTGATGACTTCGCCTGTTGCGTTGAAGGCTGCGACGTTGCCCTTTTCGCAGACCTGTCCGGACTTCACCACGAAGCTGTAGTAGCCCCAGTGAGCCTCTCGAATCGTTCGCTCTGCCATGTTGCCCTCGGATATGAGTTGTTAGTTGTTAGACTTGCGACGTTGTGAGGGCTCAGGTTGCGGGGGTAGAGCCAGCGACAGACTTGGGCTTGGTGACGCCGAGCTGCAGCTTGTAGGTGCTGCTCTGCACGCCTGTTGCGTCACCGACCAAACCCATGCGGCGGTCGAGCGCTTCTTTCTCGCCCGGCGGAAGGCGCGACACGTTCGGATCGCCCTCTGCTTCGCCGCGCGTAGGGGTGGGCGTGTCGTTGCCGCCGCCAGCTGCGGAGCTCGCGCGCGGGTTCGAGGCGAGCTTGCCCGTCAGCTTCGGCATGCTCGCGATGTGATCGCGCACCAACGTGAGTGGCGCTTTCTGCAGTAGCTTGGTCATCTCCGCGGACAGGTCCGGCCGCGATGCGAGCAAGCGCGCGCGCTCTTCCTTATCGTCGCGCTTCTGCAGCTCCGCGCGCACTGCTTCCGAGGTCTTCTGCGCTGCGATCGCGACGCGATACGCGGCTGCAGCTTTGCTCTCTTTCTTCGGCGCAGCGGCGGGCGGCGGATCATCATCATCCGGCTCGACATCGCTTTCAGCTTCGGGCTCATCGTCGCCCGCTTCGGCATCTGGATCCGGCTCCGCTGCAGCTTCCGGCTCTTCTTCGCCTCCGCCGTCCACGGCGTTCAGCGCAGCAAGCGCGCGCTTCGCGGCCGATGCGTTTGCGTCTTCGCCCTTCGCTGCATCTTCGAGCGCAGCGCGCGCAACCTCGTACGGTGATTTGTCCGCCATGGTGTCTCCTGTTGCGTTCGCGCTCGCGAGCGCCAGCACGTTCGAGAGGCTTCCGAGCTGGTCGGCGAGCCCCACACCCACGGCACTTGCGCCGTGGAAAACTTTGGCCTGCAGGCCGCTAATCGCTTCCGTGCTCAAGCGCGGACGCAGCTCCGCGATGAGCTCGAAGAAGCTCGCGCCCATTGAGTCGACGATGC